GCCCCAATCACCTGAAGCATGTTCTTCCAATGCTTTCATCAATTGCTGTTCCTCAAGTGTGCCTAGAGCCTGATGATTAGAAATCAAATCTTCAATATGCTTCAAATCCACATTGTTTGCGCCCTTACGAGAAGCAAAGAAGTCTTCAATGTTATGACCAGTATAAGCACTTCGTGATGAATTTAAATATTTTTCAATCTGAGAAGATGATTGCATTTTTTCTCGTCCAAACAGGCTATCCATAATACCTGCAAAACGGGAACCTGCTGGGCCACCGCCTGCTAACTTCTTAGTATTAACTGCATCTAAGAAACCAGTTCCATAATGTCCTACAGCATTAGCATTGACAACATATTCACCATCTGAAAGCATGGCAGGAATGACATCATCTTTAGGTCCACCCGGTCCCTGAACTTTACCACCAGTTGCTAATCTAACTGCACCCAGACCGCCCCTTGTAATTTGTTCAATTCTAGAAACTCTTGCTGCAGCCTGATTAATATCAGGAGCAGTTCCAACTCCAGACATTGCAGCAACTTCAACTGCAGTAGATCCAACCTGACTTGCAATCTTTGCCATTGCCTGTTGAGTAATATGAATCAAATTTTCAAATTCTTTAACAACCAAATCTCCATGAGTAGCAGCAGTAGCACCAAGGTTAATTAATGCTGGAACAGCATTTCTACGCATACCCTCTCTAATTGCAGTAGAAAGTCCTTGTCCTGTTTTTTCAGATTCAACAGTTAATGCAGTAACTATTTGTTGATCCATATTATCAATAATTAATTTATATTCTTTTAATAACTCTGAACCAAACTGCGAGGTGACTGATTGCAGACCTGCTGTAGTACCAATTTGTGAACCCCTACCGTTTGCAATAAGTTCTTCATGAACAGATTTTTGGGCTGATTCATACGCAGCCAAAACATCTTGAACTGCTTGCTTACGCATAGCCTGCCATTGCTCTGGCCCCATAGCATTACTAAAGAAATTATGAACATCTTCACCAGTAGCACCATTTTGATGCAAGGCCGTCAATTGTGGAAGAACGGATGGACCCATTTGTTGCATAGCGCGGAGCATAGCAATTTTACTTGATTCAGAACTTGTAATATTTTCAAGGCTCATCGCTGGAGCATGTGCTTCTACAGACCAAGCCGCCGTGGACAATTTAAGATCCCGCAAAACTCTTTTAACAATTTCTTCATCCTGCATCATAGATGGTGGAACAATTGGCATGGGGTTTTCTTTTAAGTTTCTATTTAATGCCACACCCGGTGAATTCGGAACATCAAAATAGCCGGGAACAACTGCAAGATTACCTAAAACATTTTGAGTTGCTTTATCTGTAACAAGATGGATAAATTCATTACCTTTAACTTTATTTCCAGAAGGAGTCTCATAAACAAATCCGGTTCTTCCTACATCTTCCCCTGCCCCTGATTTATTTACACTCATAGTGTTTAGTACTGGTGGAGTTGGCCTAGTAGCATTACCAATAATTCCTATTGGTGAAGTTGGTCCACCAGTGGGCACAAATGGCATCCCTCCCGGCCCCACAGGACCACCAGACGGCCCATTAGGTGGAGGAACAATTCCTCCACCACTAACACCATTTATCTCAGCAGCACGCGCTATGGCATTTGTGTATCTAGTTAAAGCAGCAGTAAGAATATTTAATGATTCTTCTTGTTTCATCATTGTTGCATTAAGATCTTTAGATAATGCTTCAGATGCAACCATAGCCTTATCTACTTCTTGGAAGTAATTGCTTAATCCTGCAAATGCTGTTGTTAATGATTTAATTGGAGATGACCAACCGCCGCCTTCTGCAAAGCCGCCTCTAAACATTCTGAATAATTGTACAAGTTTAAATACTTGACCAACTAAGTTAGCCATAAGACCAGAGAACATGATGAGGGGGCCAAGCACTGCTGCTCCACCTAAAATGCCACCTAAAACATATTTTATTGGTCCTAATTTTTCAAATCCTTTAACAATAAAATCAACTGCTTTAACAAGAATTGTAGCAACTTGAAGGAATGTTTCTCCAATTGGCATTAAATCTGCTTTTAATGTTTCAATTGCAATTTTAAATTGACCGGAAGTTGATTCTTGAAGAGTTTTTGTCTGATTTGCTGCAATGTCAGAAAGTTGCTTAGCACTAAGACCCATCATCTGCATAACTTTTGCAGACTGTGTGCCAGATTGATTAAAGTTATCCAATAATGCTGTCATACGAGACATTTGGAATTTACCAAAGATGTCAGTAATGGCTTGCTGCCTAGCCAATGGGGTTAATTTAGAAAGTGCTTGCTGCAATGCTTCAATCATACCAACAACATTGCCAGAATTTTTATTAACAATTCCAAGAATATCTACACCAAAAACTTTAAGTGAATCTACTGCCGTTTTAGTAGGAGAAATTAATCTACCAAGCGAGTTCTTAAGTGCGTTAGCACCTTCACCTGCTGCTACACCACCCTCTTTCATGGCTACAAGCATTGCTACAGTATCTTTATATGAACCACCAAGGTTTCTTACAACTGGACCAACGCGAGGAATAGCATCAATCAGATCCCTCATAGTTGTGCTAGTAGCAGCCTGCGCTGCGCTGAAGAAATTAAGTGCAGTTGCAGTCTCATCTGTACTTAATTTATACGCACTTTGAAGGGCAATTGTTGCTTTCATTGCTGTTTGTCTGTCAGATTCACCAAGAACCATAGCCTTAGTTACTGTTTTTGTAAGACCAAGAAGTGAGTTTCCTGTGTATCCCGCCGCAGCAAGGTCTGCGGCTACACCAGCAGTTTCCTGTGCAGTTTGTCCATACGTTCTAGCCATTTCCTGACTAAGTTGAACAACTTGAGTGCGAATACTAGCAATTTCTTGTTGTGAAGGAAGAATTGATGAGAATGCTCCACCGGCCTTACCACCAACACCATATACGGCTTGCATTTTACGCAAATTTTGATCTACTTGATAGAACATGGCTGCCATTGCTCCACCTGCTGCCATAAGGGGAACTGTAAGACCAACAGTCAACTGACGACCGGCCCACTGAGTATTCTTACCAAAATTAATAAGTTTAGTAGTGCCATCCATCATAGCCGTATTTAATGCTTTTTGATAAATTTGAGCAGTTTTCATCTTGTCTGCAACACCAGACATATCAGTAATTACTTGAGCATATCCACCTTTTTGAGATGGAATAACAAATGATTTAGCAACTTTTGCTTGAGCCTGAGCAATTTGATTAAGTTCCTCAACAACACCCGTTCTGCTACGCTTAAACATTGAATAATATTCACCTAAACTAAATTGACCTCTAGACAATTTAGTTGTTAAATGATCAGTAGCATCAGCAAGTTTAACTTGCTCAACATTAAAACCTTTTGTTGTTTGAATTACTTTAAGAAAATCTTGCTCATAACTTTTAAGTTGAGCATTTAATTGAGTATTTAAACCTTTACCAATTTGCGTATTCTGCAAATCGTACATAGCAGTTTTAAGTTTCTTTATTTCCGAAATGGCTGGAAGAAAGTTAGCGGTACCAACTATGTTAAGGTTAATATTTTGGGTCATGAGGTTTCATCAATCTCCATGTAGCCAAGTCCGAATCCGATACCGAATCCTTCCATCGCAGCAGAGAGTCCCTTCAAATCTGTAATATCATTTGTAACTTCTTCTTCATCAAGATCGATACCTTGGATAGCAGCAGCGAACTTTCGATCCCGACTTTCCTTTTCTCTTATTGCGTTAACGGTTACAATCAACTCTTCGACGCACATGGTTGATTCCAGTTCGTCGTAGTTCATCCATTTTCCCAATAAGAAAACCTCGCTTTCTAATGCAACAAGATCTAGTTCATCCCAAGAAGATCCGCTGCCTGTGGAGGGTTTGGGTCATTAATGTTTAACCCTCCAGCAACTTCAAGAATCTTCATAAGGGTGGGAACTTCAATAATGTCTTCAAATAATTCTTTATCTTCTGACAACTCAGGCTTGAATTGTTTCATACAAACCATTGCTGCCTCAATAAAGATTTCCATTGCCTGTTCTTCAGTCGTAATATTTGGGTCATCTAATTTTTTAACAACTTCGGTAAACTTTTTTAAATTTTTAATTGTGAGCGGTCTAATGGAAATATCTTCACCATTAGAAAGTTGAATATCTACAACTTCATAGACTGTATTAGCCATGCAATCCTCCAGTTTTTCTATTTGATTATATCAAAATCTCTAAACAAAACATAAATACCCCGCAATAAGCGAGGTATCTATGTATAACTTTATTAAATTATAGATTAACCGTAAACACGATCAAGGATGATTCCGTATTCAGAGCCTGTTGTAGATCCACCACCAGTTGCACCGTAACCTGATCCATCTTCTGGAAGACAACGGAAAGAAACTGGGTAAACAGTTGCACCATCACGCTTTAGAGAGTGAGAAACTGTCTCAGTCTGAATTGCACGACGAGCAACATAAATACGTTCTTTCTTAATATTGCTTACTGCGTTGATATTTGCGCCTGCGGATGCAGAACCAGTACCAGATGTAACAGGAGTGTTGAAAGTTTCACCGATAAATGCTGGAGCATTACCAATAAGAACAACAGTTCTTTCTACTGGAGCGTCACCAATTGCACCTGCCTGAAGGTTAATGTGCTGAGAAGAACCAGTTGTTCCCTGTACATTCTGCAATGTATCAACAGCGGCACCAGCAGAAGTCAAGAACTGTTCGTTTTGACCGAAGATAACGTGGATGTTTTCCAATGTACCTTCATCAAATTCTGTACGAAGAGTTACCTTTACAGACTGCTTAAACAAACGTGCTGCGTCAAGTAACTGGTCAACCATAACATCAGAATAACCGGGTTCATATGAAATTTCTACACCATTGCTAGTGTAGCCAATATCACGCCAGTATGATGATGCTGTAGTAGTAAGGTATGCATAGGCACCAGTACCTGAAGATGAGTTAGTTCCTGCTCCATCAGCAATCTGATATGGGAATGTTGCTGAAGAAAGGTTGGGGCGGCCTGCGCCTGAACCATTAGATACAATTACGCGAGCGGCACCTACAAGAATATTTTTTGCATTAGCCATTTTTTATTTCACCTACCTTTTGCCAAAAAATTGACAATTTCACTTCCTCAATACTATGATATCATAATTAATTCTAGAAACGACCATTTGGATCTGTTATTCTGCTGTAGCAAAATAGCACATCGATATATCCTGTTTTAAGGCCGCCTTCGTATTCTGAGGGAAGGGGAGATTTTATACTTTGAATTGCTGAATAATAATATAAATAATTACTAGAAGCAATATTGAATGTTTTAATATCTTTTGCTGAATCATCATATCTTCTAAAAAGATCTGTCATAAAATTAACAATTGCTGCTGCTTCATCATATCGTGGAGAATAAACCATAAAATTAATTAATTCATGAGAAATCCACCACTGAGTATCGGTTGGCAATGTTTCACACTGATAAACAATATATGTTTGACCACTAAGTAAATTATTAAATTCAGGAACTTGCTGTTCTGGAATAATGGGAATAATTGCGGTATCAAACCCGTCTGCATAATAGTTAGATTCATTTAAAATACTTGCATTTTTTAATTGATCCCATAAATAAAGTCTAATTTCATTTATTGCTAATGAATAATAATCTGCCATTAGAATGTATCAATCCCTAAAGAATATTTTTCTGATGTTTGTTTAATAGAATTAATTACTTCTGTTCTACTAGAATTAGGACGATTTAAAACAGTAGCAACACAATTCTCTATTTCTTTAATAATTCTTGAATTACTAATAACGGTTTCTGACCTAGCATTGTACCAAATTTCTGAGAAATTTCTTAAAGAATTAGTTGTTGCTTGACCACCGGGATGAAGAATGTTTATTATTTTATTCTTAGGTACAAAAACTAATCCATTTTCTTTATTCAAAAAAACAATAGTATTTTTAGTAACTATATGAATTGGCGTATCGCTTTCCATAATTTCCATTTTATTTTTAAAAACATAATGAGAATTTACAGATTTTCCAGTAGTTCCCGGTTCAAGTAATTTAGATTTTATTGGAACTGGTTTGCTTGATTTTATAGGTATAAAGGTAATTTTTAATTTTCCATATTGAACATTTGTTCTTTTTATAAGAAAAAGTTTACTTGAAGGTCTACCAATTTCATTCCATTCATATAAATGATGATACTTTTTAGGATCAGTTTTTGCTGCTAAAGATAAATCTCTAATAAAAGCCTTAGTTGTAATTGTAAAAATTGCTTTACCAATTTCTGTTAAAGCCATAGGAGAAACAGTTGTTTCTGCTTGTTGTACTTTTTGTTCTATTTTTTCTACAACATTATTAATATCTGATGGATTAATTAAAACTTGTATCATTATCTTGCACCTGAACTCTTTTTAAAAGTCCTTCATAAAAATTTATTTTTCCTAGCGGATCAAGAACTGCGTGCAAAGAAATTACTTCAAATACTGTGGCTGGATTATTATATCTATCCATTTCTGTATATGCAATTTGACCATCTGAGGATGTAATTGAAGTAATTCTATTTCTTTTACTTAATGGTACAGCGCATTTAATTTTTAATTCTACATTTTCAAAATACATATTTTGATTATTTGTTTTAAAATCTTTTGCTTCACCATGACTACTAAAAGTACTTTTTAAAGGTTCTATTTTACAATCAATTGTTTTATCGTAGACCCAACTTCTACTAATGGCCCCACTATCGGTTTGAGAATTTTGTTGAATATAAACATCAACAGTCATATTCATAATGCTACCAATATAGGAATTAATCATTAGATAATTGTCATTCCAACATTACGATATTGATCAAGGATGTTATCTACAATAAGGTTGCCTGTTCCGTTAAAGGCTCCCCCAGCCATTTTAAATGAAGTGTCACTCATACTTACTTCACTTAAATATTTGATTCTCCAAGCAGCATCATTTGCCATCAAATCACCCACCAGAAGGATTGCACATAATTTAATATCTATAGGAATATAATCCCATCCAACAGTTCCAAAAATTTTATATCTAGTAGATTCTCTAAATCTTCCATAATTTATAACAGTTGGGTCTACTTGATTATCGTACCTAACATCCCAACCAGCATTTACAATTCTAATTGATTTACCAGTTGGAGTTAATTCAATAGGAAGTCCAAAATAATTTACGGATGGACTTACAGTTGTATCATAAATTAAAACTCCATTTTCATACATTTGATCAATTGAAATCATTCTTTCTGTTAACCAGAGGGCATCGGAACCTGAACCAAATTGTTCTTGAAACCAGTAACGTCTGCCAAATGTTTGACCAGAGTAACCATGAATAAGCGTTCTAGCAATTTTTTCCAATTGTTGAAGAACTTCTGCTGATTTATAATTTAAATCATTAGGGCTTGTTCCTAAATTGTAATAATCAATCAAATCAGATGTTGTAGCATAAGGAGTTACAATTTCATTATATGTTGACTGTTTAGTTGCTATTCCACCTAATGTATAAGAATAATCTGTTCTTATAACCCTATTTAAAGATGTTAATGTTGGGGTTATTAAATATTCATATACCCCTTGAGAGCCTGTTGCAGAGGCGGTTCCTGTAACAAGGGCAGAGGAACTAGCGTTAACACTAGAAACATCGTAAATTGAAACAGAAACCGCTCCATCTGCTGCACTTTCAACGCCATTCTTAAGAATAGTAATTTGCAGTGTTTGAGTAGATCCATTATGAATCTCTTGCAATTAAATTACCTCCATTTAGGAATAAAAATCCTGAACCTCTCTAGGAGTGGCTGGTCTAAATCCCTGTTCCGTATCAAAAACTTTTTGAGCATGTGACTCTGGCATTGCAATAAACGGGTGATCGGCAGTAAAATTGTATGGACCAACTTGATATGAAAAATTAGATCTATCCATTTTAACTAACAATGTTGGTTCTTTTTTCAATGCTTCAATTCTTTCTTGTTGTTCTTTTTCCAAAGTAACATCATCTTTTGCTGCATTATTAAAACTTTCATACATTTCATAACTCACACCTTCTTCTTCTAAGAGAAGCACAAGGTCATTTTTAGAAATTTTTTCTGGCAAATCTACACCAAATTCGTCGGCTACTTTTCTAAGATCAGCCAATTTTAAATTATTAAAAGACATTTTTTTTCCTTTCTTTCTATAAAAATTATATCAGAAAAGAAACAAGGGAGGCGTTTGCCTCCCTTGAATCTATGTGAGTTCATACTACCAAGTAAATGGTAATGAACCACCAGTAATACCTGCATTCTCAGTTCTTGTGTAAGTCTGATTAAAGTTGGTTGCAGCGGCTGCACCTGTCTTAACATTCTTAACAATAACGTGGGCATCATAGTTTTCAATTGCACAACCAACACGAATGAATAGTGTGTATTCAATTGTGTCTTTCTTGGGCTGGAACACGCGATAAACTACAACGTCACGCTTGATACCAACAATGAAATTCTGTGGGAAGGTAAGGTGAACGTCACCGTAACTACCACTTGCAGAAACATAACTTGTTTCACCACTCTGAAGGCCAGTTGAATCTCTTGTCTCATCCATCAACGGTACGTTGATGACTGGGATGCCGAATGCAAATGGTGTAGTGGTACCGGGACCACCATCGTTGGCTGCTGTTTCGCCACGGATAATGCCAGAAGCAATATCGTATGGGTTTATAGAACCACCAGAAGCGGTTTGATTGTACAGGTAATCCTGTACCAAGTTTGAACCTGCAAAGAATCTCAACTGATTTCTGCGTTGCTTGTACTTACGGGGAAGTGCCTTGATAGCAGTATTGAAGATTGATTTATCTAGACCATAACCACCACCATCAACAACGTGTGCGTTGTTAACAGCAAGGCTACGGAAACCCTTAAATGCACTCATCAAGCCAGTAGCACCTGTTGAGGTACCAACACCGTTAATTAGTGCATCTTCAACGTCGTTACCAGCCTGTGTAGCCATAAGACGCGCAATGTGATCTTCTAGATCTGGTCCTTCGACGTTATCTTCAAGTGCTTCTGCTGAAAGTTCCCAATCAAGACGTAGTTTACGAGTTGTTAGAGAAATCTTTGAGAATGTAGCACCTTGAGATGTGAACGCACCGGAGCCGGTGTTATTCACCCAATCAGTTGGACGATCTTCCTGTGCCACGGTCATAATTCTCTGCCCTACTGAAACACGATCAATTTCTGTTGTGTTTGAGCGCATACGAATTGTGCGTGCTGACTTTGCGAGAATAGTTGCATCCCACATGTAGTCAAGGAAGCGGTTAGCCTGATCTGGGTAAAGGTTACCATTACCAGAGTTCACAGTCTGACCATCAGCCGTTACTGAAAACGAGGATGGAGTACCAAGGTTAGTTGTATCGATTACTTTTTGTAAAAGTTCGTTGCTCATATTTTTTTTCACCTACCTTTTTTTTAAAAAGTTTAATAGTTTAAGATCAAATGTTATTTACACCGAGGAAGTGTCCTTGCCAAATGCTCTTTGTTATTTTATTTTCATCTGGTGAAGTTTGCACATCGCCAGACTTCTTTATTGCTGTTGTACTTTCGTATGCGTCTACACGCTTTTGTAAATCGCTAACCATCTTGGTAACTTCTGCAACATTATTTGAAAGTTCGGTAACTTTTGAACCAAAGTCATCGATAGATTTCTGAATGTGTGAATTAACATCGTCAACTGATTTCTGAACGTCCTGAGCCGCATTAGTAGCATCAGCATAATTCTTTGTAATTGTTTCTGTGATTTCTGCCTTGAGAGTGTCAACCATCTTTGCAAAGTCTAGTTCATCTACTGGAAGTTCGGAAACGGTTGCGGCTTTTTCAACATCGCCTTCAACTACCTCAGAATCCACAGCAGCAAACTCTTCAACAACTTCAATTTCTGGTACATTTTCGACAACTTCTTCTGAGAAAGTTTCGTTTATTTCGTCTGCCATTTCTTTATTCCCTCCTTTGCGTAGAAGTTTTTCATCGGCACTCTTTGTAATCTTGACCGATACTTGGGTCAGAGTGCTTAATTTGTGACCAACCATTGTTTCAGTTGCCACAAAACCTTTTGCAGTTTTTTTATACAGCCTTACTGCTGCTGCAGGATCTTCTTTTGTTCCCGTAATCTCAAAGGAGGTACCGGGAACTTTATAAGAACCATTTTGAATAACTCTAATAATTTTACCATAAGCAGTGCCACCGCTAGAATTCCACTTGACATAACTGCCAACAGAGCCACCCTTTTTGATAGCATCTTGATCTGGATAACGATTAATTGTGTTTTGACTAGTTACAGTTGCATCACCATCTTGAGTAGTTGCCTCATGTGTTGGGCCGGGGGCATCATCTTTAGCAAAGTAGGTATCCACGGCCTTTTTAATAGACACATTTTTCTCTGTATCTGACTTTTCGACCCAACCAACATTAGTCATGGAATCTCCACATGACATACAATCAGAAAAAGATGCAGTGGAAGTTGTAGCAACTAAATCGGTATTGCACCAAAAAACATTTTCAATTTCAGTTTCCGCTGCCATACCCTTAAGTACCATTCCATCAACATTCTTTTGAATAGAAAAAATATTAGCAAGTGGGTTGGCAGGATTATCAACTAGGCTAAGTTCCATTAATTCATAATCTTTAATTATTCTTGTATCTTCTTTTGAGTCGCCGGGTTCATATGATGATTCAACAATGTTTCCACCAATTGAAAAACCTGTCAAAGTCCCATCAAGTACTTTTTCCCATGTATCTTGTGCGCCTTTTGAAATATAAGCATTTACATAAACACCTTGATAAGATTTATTAGTTTGTGGATCTAAAAATTCTTTTGGAGAAAAAGAAAGCACCTTACCTACGGCAATAGGCTGGTGCATCTCTCTCAAATTTCCGCGAAAACGAGTGAAAGCCTTCTCGCTGGCTTCTGGTGTAACAATGTCTCCATGACGATCAATATTATCAAGGGTCGCAAACCCCGAAACAGTGCGTTTTTCCTTGTTGACTTTAGCGATAGGAAATGCTAGATTAACTTTCTTTTCGCTATTGTTCCATGAAACTTTGTTAATTTCCATTTGTTTAAATGTTAACATTAAATTTTGTCAAATCAAAATTTAAGGTGTTTTCCTACCTTCACCTTTAGGATTTCTATCCCCATGAGTATCAGAAGCGTTAGCAGTACGCTGACCATCTCTAACTCTTGTTTGCCCTGCCTGTGCATTTTCTTCTGCTGCTGCCGCAGCACCAATCTTAACAGGCTCATCTCCACCCGCACGCGGAGGAAGATTCTTTCTAACACGAACCTCGTTAGGAGCAATGACCTGCATACGAAGATACACTTCATCAATCTTACTTTGAGTTATTTCATCAGTAAGTGTAAGTTCATTAAATTGAAGAGTGAAAGCATCAGTAAATTCACGAATAATCATGTTTATTTTTTGTTCAAGTTCATCTTGTGCTGGGCGAGTAACTTGCTCTTTAAAAGTTTTATCTGCTGCCGCTGCTGCGGCAAGGCCACCAACGTCTACACCACCAATTTTAGTTACAGGAACACTATGTGCAGTCAAAATCCTGTCACGATTCTCAGATGTGTAATTTTTAAATGAAGAATCTTGAATTCCTGCTTCAACTGGTTCCATTTTAAATTCTACGCGAGAATTTTCACCATCTGATGGCAAAGGAATGTATAAGGTACGATGATTTCTTCCTTTTAACCCAGTTTGGAAAAATTCAAGAAGTTTTCTTTCAGAATCAGCACTTAATTTAGCACCTTTTACCGTGATAATGTATCTAGGCACCGCTTTATTCTCAAAATAATCTAAATTGAACCTTGAGGCAAATTCGTCACCAGCAATTGCATTTTTAGCAGATAAAATATCTGGAACTCCATAATAAGTGTTAGTTGGAGTATATTTTTTAAAATGAATAACCTCGTTTGGCGTAGGATCTGTACCAATTTGATCTTCAGTGTTAATATCGCCAAAATTTCTAAAAAATGTATAACGGTTATATACAACTTGAACAAACCCGTCGCGGTGGCGACGAATTCTCATAGTTGTAGTTGGAATATGACCAATATAACCAATTTTTCCTGAAGAAGTACGACCAATTTCCAAATAACCATTACCTGTTACTTCATAATCAGTATAAACTTTTTTCATAATACGAAGAAAACTGTCATCTGAGTTCATAGATTCTAAATAATCAGTCAATTCGCGTTTTGCTTTAGCAATTCTACGACGAACCTTGTCTAATTTAGCAGCATCATCAAGAACATCTTCAATTTTATCTAACATTTTTTGAGTTTCTTCAAAGTGGTACCCCAATCCTACAACATTTGCACATTTTGCGTTAACAGCAGAATGATGAAATGGAGAAATATCATAAAGTTGTGCCAAATACATAACATTATATGGTGGTTGAACAATTTGAAAAAGTGAATAGCCTGTAAGGTCTAATGGGTCAAGTTTCTTTGATTTTGCATCCCCACGACCAGTATAGGCTTTCTCTAAACGATTTGCTTTTCTTTTAAAATTAGCACTCAAACCATCAATCTTAGATAGTTCTTCCCAACTTTTAGAAAATGGGTCTTCAAAAGAATTTTCAGATATAAATGAATCTTTGCTAGACCCACCAGCAGAAATTTTAATTAAATTAGTATCGTCATCGTCAAAATCATCGACAGGAAAAAGTGACATTATATAAGACCCATTTTCTTTTTCTGAACAAGGTCTTCTTTAATGGCAGGAACATCTAACTCATCAGGAATCAGACCCCACTCTAACCTTTGTTTCTGTTCTTCATATTCATCGGAAGTAACTTGTCGATGCGCACCCATCCACATAGGTTTTCCACCTTCAACTCCCATATCTTTTGCAAATTGCCTCAAAGCATTGATCTTACGCATATCACCTTTCATAGCGGCAATATTCATATGATTACCATCTTCATCGGTTACAAGTGAGCCGTCAGGCATTTGCCATAAGTAAAGACCGTAGGAAACTTCTTCAACTACCGTCATCTTAGTTTTATTTGGAATCATGACACAATATTACCATTAAACTGTTAAAATTGATAATTTTTATCCAATTTTAAACGCGCAGGCGGTAGTTATAGCATCATTACTCCAGTTTGGTTGCCATTTTGTACTAGCATTTGCATCATTTGTAGTCGAAATAGCATCTATTGGTATTTTTACTATATTCTGCTCAAGATAACTCAAATACCTATTTTTAGCATCAACACTGGAAATTGAACTACTCCAAAGTGATATACTACCGAACGTACCCTGTACATGATTTCCGGCAGCACTTCCACTTAAATTGATTTCTGTTAAATAGGCTGGCCCTCCAAAATCGTACATGTAATGAACATACTTTCCAACTACTGGAGAATACAACGTATACCTTAAAGTACTAGGATTATTTGTTACATTATTTGGAATTTTTTCTCCATTTACATACAAAGTTGCGTTTCTTGCATATTGAATTATTTGTTGTTGAGCAAGGCTTGCTGAAGCAGAAGGAATTATATGATAATAAGGATTACTTGAATTAGATATATAAATGCCAATATTTGGATCAGATGTAGTTAAAATATTTTTTCCTGTAAAATTATCAAATTTCAGCCAAAATTCTATACCATAAACACTTGCTGAAGTAAGTGCTGGAGTTATTTTTGCATAAGATTGATTATTGGTAAATTTTATCCCAAAATTATTTTGCATATATGTTATTGGTTGATTAAACCTTTGAATATTATAAGGGTTAATTCCAGAAGAATCTACAATTGGTGTCAATTCATATTTATTGTTTTCTGTAAGAAAAGAAGTATTTTCATATAACACAATTTCTAAGTTATTAAATGATTGATTTATTTCTTCTAAAGTATATTCTGTTGGGAATGTCACGCGAATTAATACATCTGAATTAATTGATCCATAAGTTAAACCGGGAATGTGTGAATTTTTAGTAACTGTAGACCAGTTTTTACCTTTATCTATAGAAGTTTCAACTAAACAATTATCCATACCATCCCAAATAACTTTACTTGAAACTATTTTATTGTCATAAGAAGATAAAGGAATTAATTTAGTCCATGAGCCTATTTGAGCAACTGAGAAATCTGAAAGCATTCTTGCAATATACTTTTTATTTGTTGTAAAATCATATCCAGTCAAATTATTAATGTAATTTGAAATTCCAATACTTCCAATAACGGCTGCTTGAGAAGAAGAATTTAAAGCCAAACAATTTCCAAATTCTAATTGTGAACTTTTCTTTAACTTAATTGGATTTATTGTATATGTTGCAGAAGCACTTTGAGAAGGAAGAATGGGGCTTAGAATTGGATCATACGCTATGTATACATTAAGGTTTGAATTATTGAAAGTAGCACCAACTGCATACCCACCCGCTGAAGATGTAGTCCATGCTGCACTTCCATAAAAATTTGAAGTAGACGTATTGAAATCATATGAATATACAGAAAAACCGGGTGTTGAAAGATATCCATAAATTAAATTATTAGTATTTTCATCTGTAAATGAAAATACATATGTTCCATTACCAGCAGAAGCATTATTAGTTAGTATTCTACTTGTAATTGTAAAAGGACTATTTATTCCTACCAAATCGCCTAAATTGTTTATGACAAAGGAGCCGTAATCGTTTAATGACGCACCGCGATCTTTTGTGTAACTTAAAGTAGCATTCGGTGCCGTTCCCTGACTTAAAGAAACTGCAGGAATTTTATTAGGAACCAATCCTAATGATTCATCAACATTTAAATTAAATATGTCTACATATTCTGAAAAATTATTTCCAGTTATATTATCATAGTGTAAGACTTGATAACTTTTTTCTGTTGTGTCAAAAGATGACAATTGCAAGGTTCTAGATTGTGCTGTAGGTTTTTGATTGTTATAGGCCCAAACAACTTTTTTCCTTTTAGAATCAATTGATAAATTATAATCATAAAATGCCAAATTACTAACAAGGAATCCTTTTGGCATTTGAGCATAATTAATTTCTTTTCCTTCAATAATAAAATTTCCATTATTTGATGATTTTGTTGGAAAAGACAATGTATCAATAACTTGACCAGAAACACCTTGTTCGCCATTCACAAAAATGGACAATTTTTTATTAGAATATGAAGCAACAATATAAAAAGGTGTATTCATGTTTCTTACTGGAATATATGCATCTGCGTTACCTATTCCAGCAATGGAAAACCTAAAAGTATTACTATCATAATCATAATTAATAGAGCCAATTTCTGTAGTTCCATTTAAAATTTTAAAAAACTTTAAAACATTATTCGCAAAATACACTGTGGAAGCCGTTGAATTCTTTATGTACCCCGAACCATCAAACGAATCATTAAACGAAAACCAAAATTCTATATCAAAATTATTTCTTTCAAAATTCTGATAAAAAATGTCATAATTATTTTTAATTTTTATTCCAGCACCAGAAATAATGTTTATTGAATAATCATCTCCTGCCACTAAAGCAGGTCTAGAAACAATTGCACCTTTCATAGTGGAAGTTGATGCATGTGCTGTACCAGTCCATTCAGCACCATCCGTGCTACCGTCAAAATACGGTAGGTAATTTACGTTATGGTTCTCAAGAATTGCATTATCAAGCAACAAGTAGAGGCTACTTGATGAATTTATGTTAGGCATTTGGGCTTGAACTGTTACCTGCATATGCGTTGCTCTGTACGGAGCATTTGCTGTTACAGTTAATCTTGAATAAGAACTTGCTGTTATGGGAACAGCCGTACCATTAATTGTCCCCGCAGGATTTAAACCACCTGTATTAAGATAAGTGCTAAAAGTTGTTCCATCAAAAAAATTTATCCTTGCATATGCAGAAGAACCACTAATGCTACCAGACACATAAGTTGAAAAAGTAAAAGTTTTACCTAATCCTGTAATATCCATATTTGGTGTAGAAATGTAATAAATATTATTACCTCTACTGTCTGTTACTGAAGCAGTCCAATTATTTAAACCAAGTCCTCCAACTAAAGTTGGAATTCCAACCGGAAGACCATGAACATACCTTGACCAAATATATCCATTATTTAATGAAGTAGTTAAAGAAGCCGTACTTGGAAAAGTAAAAGTTGTTGCTGTTGGAACAGAATCTATAACTCCAGCAACCAAAGTAGTTCCCCAGTTACCTGCAAGTGAGGCTGTAGCAACAACTGGAGTTCCAACACTTAAACCGTGACTTGTTGGAGTTGTAACAGATGCAGTTGTATATGGAGTAGAAGTTGCAATAGAAGCAAACTGGATAATTGAAGCAGTTACGGGAACTCTTGCTGCCGCTTGCCCACTGTTTTCGCCCCAACCAGTGGTATTTGTTTCAAAAGATGGGTTAGTCAATAAGTTAGTTCTATAGAAATAGGTAGGAATATTTCCGTTTCCAGAATAATCAACTAATGTTTTTGAAGTAGAGTTATCTGGTGCGCCTGTCCAATAAGAATTCTCAGAATAACCATCAAAATAGGGGGCTGTTTCTATTTTATATAGATCTGACATAACTCCACTTTCTAGGATTACGCCATCAACTAAAAAATGTTTATTTTGTAAATTTGCATCTGCGGGGGCATTAAAAGCAAGCCATTGCACAGATGAAGAATCAATATCCGGTGTAGCCTGAAGGGAATACCTATTCCATGAACCTAATGGACCTAAATATCCTTGTGACCAAGTATTTTGATTTTGCTGATAAGCAACATCACTAGTACTAGTTTTTTTCATAATACTACTTAAATAAAGTTGAGTATCTAAAAATGCGGTGTCAAACGATTTTAAATAAAATGAAAAATTGTAAGTTCTACCGTTACCTAATCCTAATGATTTTGTAGTTGTGTTAAAACCAGCATAGATCGTTGAAGAAGTAATTAGTTCAAATGAACTGTTTCCATACAAATATTGTGAAGTATTTATAGATCCTGAAACAGCAGTTAATGTCCAGTTACTAGCAGAGTTTGCAAAGTTTGGATTTAGAAAAAGATTAGTTCTTTCTGGATAATCCAGTCTCCAATAACCAACAGGTCTATCCCCCTGAACCAACAGCGTATAAGACAAAGTAGCCTACCTTTTATTTATCATTATAGCATTTAGGCTGAGATATCTACTACTTCACAAGCCCCATCAGCAGCACAGGCAAGCGATTGCGTTCCAGAAGTTCCGTCTTCCGTCTCATACATCGGAAGAAGATTCCATTGAATAGTTTTTGGCATTTCCCTAACAGCCTTATCATACTGTTCTTTAGTTATTTCTTGGTATGGAGCCTGACGGTAAGTATGATCTGAATGTGGCAAGAATGAGATACCAGAAACTTCATCAAAATGCTCCCAAACCCAAGCACCAACTTCCATCCACTCATGATCTTTGACAGAAACTGTAATAGAAGGTTTATGCTCACACCAATGACGTTGATATACTAACCAAGTTTCTAAGTGTTCGATTGCAGTCAAATCATTACGAAGTACCGCACCGGCAGGAGCCTTAATTGGAAATGAAAACACAGTAGTATCGTTTGGCTTCATAACGTCATCTTCTGCCGGAACGCTTGAATCATAAAGAAATTTAGTAAGAGGATCTTTCTTGTCTCCACGAACAGTACGAATATAGTACTCGCTATGCCAAGGATGCATACCCGATGAGACACCTGTCAACTGAGAAACTGTACCCGAAGGCTTTACACAAGTAATCGCAGCAGCAGGATTAATATTAAGGTTTTCTGCTTCCTTTTCGTTTACAGAAACAGCAAGCAATCTCAAATTATCAAGAATCTTGGACAACTTTTCAGTACCCTGCTTTCCTGAAAAAATTTCATTTCCAAATTGCCCCGTAAGAGAAACCCCAAGAAGTCTTTCTTCTTCAGTATTCTGCTTCCAAATCTTACGAAGATACTTAAAATTAGTAAGGGTTGATTGCCAAGTACCTAGAATGGTAGCAAGTTCTACTTTTCTAGCAACTGTTTTCTCGTCGTCCTGTTCTCTGATGACAACTTCTGAAAGGTTACAGAACTGGTAGGGACGTAAAATAATTTCACTACAGGGATTGGTGCCATATCGAATATCAGCGTCGCGTCGTCCATACTTAGCAGCCTGTACCTGAGCAGCCTTTACATTATAAATTCCTCTTTCACCAGACTGTGAATCATAAAGGTTCTTCCATTCTTCCATAAAATCTGACATAGTTGGTCGCCCTGCGTATGCAACAGAATTATTAGAAAGGGCACGCTGAGGTTCAGTTGCCCACCATGATCCAAACTTAGCCTTGGACATTTCAGTATCAGTAAGATCTGAAAGGGAAATCATTGCACTACGACGAACGCCACCTACAACAACAACTTCACCGATCTTACACATAATGTCATGTGCTTCTACAGCACGAAGCCTACGTCCGGCAGCATTCTTAATTGTATGAATGCAGAATTCAAAAAGGTTGATGAGAGGATCTGGTCCTGATGCACGACCGCCAAAAGTCTTGAGTCTTGCACCTGCGGGGCGTACCTGAGATACATCCCAAGATGGGATTTGCCCCACCCAAAGCATGGCAAGAAGTTCCCGTAGAGCCTTGGCCCAGCCAGCCTTAGAGTCGTCAACATGAATAACTGTACTTGAATTCTCAAAATGCTCGTTGATGATTGGAAGTTTGTTGATATGTACGTTTTCTACAGAAAAGCCAACGCCTGTGCCACACATTAGGATGTACATGGCTTCGTCAAAGGAACGTAGTGAATCTACTGGAAGAAATGAGCAGTTGTATCCTGCTACGTTGTCGCGGTCCAGCGCGGGGCCAGCAGTCATAACAGCACGCATAGATGGCATAACATTACGATCTGATACGTTTTGCTTTAATTCTTCTACAAGTTTTGGGTCGGGATAATAGTTAAAAGTCTTTAAATGATCTAACATAAATGTAAAGTATCTATCTACAGTTTCTTCCCATGTTTCACGACGGTTTAGTTCTTCGATCCATCTAGCGTATCGACTTATTGCAATAAAATTCTCATAAGGATTTTCAATCATCCTGCTCACTCTTTCGTTTTTTAATCTTAGGTTTCTATCGTAACATGGGCATCCATATAATTTTAAGGTTTTAAGATTTATTTTAAAAATAAAAATATCTTGCATATATGATCGTATGTTACACTTTTCTATATATTACAAATATTAGAAAGTTCTATATATGGAAAATTATATATTCTTTAATCATTATATTCTAGCGAGGGACAATGTTGTCAAGGGTGTTTCGTGTGTAGATTCTGATCACGACATTCTTCGCCCGTCTTATGATTATGAGAAAGATAAAATGAAATTACGTTGCCCGTATTGTGATTATACAATCACTCCCGGTTTAAAGTTATATGAAAAAATGAGCGCGGAAGTTAAACAACACATTGATTTTTTGTTGGAAAATGAGAGGTTTTAGTATGTCCGAATATGATTATACTATCCCAACTGATACGAATGCTGCCATGTTAGAAATCTTGGGCGGCATGTACATACAATCATTAAGAATATATGATGTACTCTGTGTCATAGCAGACAAACTTGGTGCGAACATAACCGAATTGACAGATTTACACACACAAGGATACACTCTAGGACCAGACCCAAGCCTACGCTTAGACGATGAGCAACAAAAGGAATGATAGGTATGAGACATAGACAATATACCGATTATTTAAAGATGAGTAATGGATGTAGCATATGTGGATATGCAACACATCCCGCCGCACTCACCTTCGATCACCTAGACCCAAGTACAAAATATCGAACAAAAAATGGAAAACTCGTACACATATCAGATATGATCAAAGGAAACCGATACTCCCTGCCCACCATCTTGAAAGAAATAGAAAAATGTAGAATCCTATGCTTCAATTGCCACATGGAAGTAACCTACACACAACAAAGAAAAGATTACAGTTACATAACAACATTATGAGAGCATACATAGAACCCCCAGAAGAATCAACACTATACCCCTATAAAAATAGAAACCCATCCATATCCATACAAGTAGAAGGATTAAAATATTCATACCACATCCCGTCCCGCGAATTTCCCTACACCATTGAATACGACGATGAAGAACTAGGAACAATAAACTTCATCCCCTACAACTCTTTGTAAAAAAATCACAACATTCCTCTTTGTTACACAAATGTTACATTTCATTTTCAAAAAATGTTAACAAATTTTTTATTTGTATAATACACTTCTTAACCGCGTAAGAAAATAAAAATTAGTGCGCCCATACGGGTGTTCGATTAATTTCCTTGAGCAAACCTTGAGGTAGGCATGTCCGTTTTATACACATTTTCGGGTTGCTATTGTCAGACCCCCCCGATATGCTTACTCTGTAAGCAAAAAACAACAAGTTCTAAGGAAGTACCAAATGTCCGTTTTCACCGTTAACCGCCGAATTGCGGTAAATGCCCACTACTACTCGTTGGGCCACACCTATTTTCACTGTGGTGAAATGCTAGACGCGCTCTACTGCAACCGCTGCGATGAGCAGATGGAGTGCTACTACTGCGAGCATGACCCCAACGAGGCACACGACTGTGAAGGGATCTGACATGACCACGATCACGATCACCGAACGCCCCGAACAGGGCTTCCGTCAGCGCACCTGCCGCATATGCGGCGATCCGTATGAGGGCTGGAACTTTGTAGCCTGTGCCCCTTGCGAGATCAGCAGGGGATATGTCGTTAACCATCTTTGGGGAGGAAACTAAAATGCAAATGCAATTCGCACCCGGCTTAGTCCGTAATTCAAATGGCGAGGTTTATCTAAACCACGTCCCACTATCTACCGATATCGCTATTCATATCTTTGCCAAATGGCCTAAAGATAAGAATCTAGGCGAATACACAAAGTCTGCCGGTATGGTCCTAACAATGGACGATGCCGAAGAATTAGTAAGAATTCTAAACAAAGCAATTGCTGCAAACAAAGCGGAGGTGTAATCATGACCTATGATGAATTCACTAAACTAATAGGGGATCTATTCCCTCACGCTTATGTCACTATTGATAACTATGAATTAACAATTCATACCGGCCTTGAAGTAAATAGTTTTACCGATGAGGTATATCCCACTAGAGAGGTAATGGTATGAAATTAACAAAGCGCGGGGAAAATGTATTAGCCCTATTATCATTTATAATGCTAATAGGTTTCCTATCATTCAACCCTTGGCCTTGAGGAAACCTTGAGGTTTCTGGCGGTCATAATGCTCTTGACCGCTTGAAAAAATTGTCAAGCCTTTACGTCTTACGTTTACGTTACGTCCAAGGTTGACCGTTGTCAGACCTGTATGCTAGGCTAGAGTCATCTACTAAACGAGAGGCATGACATGCTTAACCTAGTTCTCACCACCCGCCCCGATGGGGGCAAGATCCAACGTACATGCATGATTTGTCATGAGCCATATGTGGGATGGAACTTTGTTGTTTGTCATTCATGCGAATTAGAAAAACAATACATTGTTACTCACCTATGGAATGGAGTACAGAACTAATGACTCTCTATATAGTTATAGAAGGTGAATATGAGACTGCCGTAGAAGGTGTGTTTAGCACCTTCGATCTTGCTGAGGCTTATATCAAAAGTCAGAAAAAGGCTTACCCTCGCTGCCGTTATTCCATCGGATTTGCTACCCTTGATCAACCGATTGAATAACTGTCACACTACCATTTCGGGCTTTTCTACACTACCGTTTCGGGACAGCCTTAGACTGTCAGACCCCCCTGCTATATTAGACTTATCTACTAGAGAGGATAGTGAAATGCATACGCTCACCCTGACCACCCGCCAACTGGAGGAAATTCTGGTTGCGCTTGATTCGTGCCTTGACCCTGACGGGATGGGGCCAAAGTGGGTCGTTGACCTTGTTAAACTACTGTGGGATGCAGAAGGAGAAGGAGAATGGGATGCAGAAGGAGAAGGAGAATAAAATGTCTTTCATTAAAAGTATTGCAGCAGTGCCGGGATATTCCGATTTCTTTCTATCAAGCGAACGCGACTATGTACTTAGCAAAATCTATGAACTAGAAGACGTTCGATATGAATTAGAAAAACGATTAGATGCAATTAATAACGAAATAGAACAACATCATCGATATCATGCGGAATTGTGTGATGAAATAGAACGCAGGGGCTGGTGCTAACTAGCCCCTAGCGGGTAAAGTCTCTTGGGCGCGTGAAAAAATTGTCAAGTGTTTACGGTATGAGTTACGTCACACCAGAAATGTTGCGTCAAAGTATTTACACTGTCAGTGCCTACTGCTAGTCTTGGACTACCAACCAATCAGGAGGAACCATGAATCACCACACCGCCCCCGACCTGTTCGACCTCGCCTCAGAATTCGGCGTCATCGTAGATGACATGTTCATCCCCGCAGGCGACATGGGCATGTGCCCTTGCTTGCAGGATCTTGCAGGCACATTTGGCCTATGCGCCGAATGCGACGCCGACATGCAGTGGCATATCGAGGCCACCTATGTCGATCCGTATGAATACATGGATCAGCATGAAGAAACCCGCGAATGGGTTGACTTCTAGGAAACCCTTGGCCCTTCGGGGCCAAGCGGCTAAGATCTTCCCCGCGTAGAAGATCTTGTCAACTCTTACGTCTTACGGGTTACGTTGTCAGACCCCCATGCTAGGATCATCTTATTAACCAAGCCACTAGGAGGCAACCATGTGTGAAGATTTCCCTTGCTGCGGTCACGAAATGAACGACTGCTTTGGACAACGCTATGGCTCAGATGAGTCAATCAAGGCTGACGCATATGCTCGCATGAGCCGTAGTGACTATGATTCCTACTATGATGATTTTTAGGAAACCCTTGACCCTTCGGGGTCAAGCGGCTAAGATCTTGACCGCATAAAAGAATTTGTCAAGATCTTACGGATGTGATTTACGTCACCTCCAAAAGTCGCATTTGGACCCCTCCAAAAGTCGCAGACTGTCAGACCCTTGTGCTAGAATTTCTTATGTAAGAAAGATTGGCTCCCGTAGAGTAGCGGTTATCTCGCCACCCTGTCACGGTGGAAATCGCCGGTTCGAATCCGGTCGGGAGCGCAAGGGATTGGGATGCTGCAAACAGGCCCGATCAACTAGCAGACATTGCAGTGTCTTGGCTAGTGATGCAGACGACATGCAAGCGTATGGGCGTGGTCGGGGATATGGTAACGTCATGACTATCTTCGGATAGTAGTTACCCTCATAATTGTCAGACCTATATGTTAGGATAGGAACATGAAAACGAAACGCCCCCAGAGGCAAAAAGAGTATGTGCAGCACGTTCAAGAACTGCGACGCGGATCTACTACTGAACGTCATCGGTCTGCTAAGGACTACCGCCGCAAGCCAAAACACACTAACAAAGGTTGGGAATAATGTCCGGCTATTGTGTCATGGAAGATCACGCTGGTTGTCCAGATTCCCATAATGATTCATATATTTGTTCGTGCCCCTGTCACATAGAAAAAGGATGAAAATAATGTTTGCAGATCAGGTCATGGAATATGCAAAGGCCCACTATGATGAAGGCGGTTGGGATGTCATCGTTGAATGTTGGGAAGCCGATCAAATCAACGAAATACTTCTTGAGCAGGGTGACGAAGTTAGGGCATGGAGTCTGATCGTTTCCCTTGTAGATGTTTGGTCTGACCGTCAGGCCGATGCCCGTAACTCAGCATTTTAGGAGAAATAAAATGTGGCAATTCCAAGGAAATTGTAAGCCGGAAGATGACAAAATCTTCTTTAGCGAATTACCTTCTAAGGTAGCAAGAGCAAAAATAATCTGCTCTACCTGCCCCGTCCAAAAGCAATGCCTAGACTTTGCAATTAGCAATAACATTGAAGAAGGCATCTTCGGTGGATTCACTCCCAACGAAAGGAAATCCCTTGTACTCGCTTAGAACAAAAGAATTCGGAATCAATCAAGTACATGGCGGGATTCAATTCAAATACTATTTCAAGAACGGATATGCAGCATCCGTTGTATGTCACCCCTATTCATATGGCGGGGAATATGGAGAATTCGAAATAGCCCTCATGGACCATTTAGATAATCTTATCTATAATGATTCATTCCCAGACGTAATTGGTTACCTATCATTCGCACAGGTTGAAGAACAATTAAACCTAATCTCAGATTTAGATCTTCACCCCGCAAATTCAACAAACACAAGATTCGGGACTAGACCGCTTGACCCCGAATCTCATGTGCATTATTCTGAACGATAAGCCCGATAACTACTCCTATTCTGGATGTAAGGGTTCCGTTACATTGGCGCAATGTAAGGGTTCCCTTACTCAGGCGGGTAAGGTCTTTCCCCGCTGGAAAGACCTTTGTCAAGTCTTTTACGGGTGTGATTTACGTCACCCCGAAAGTTTACTAGAAAGAAACCCTCAAGATATGCTCAAACACCTTGATACTGTCAGACCCTAGTGCTATGGTTTACTTATGACAAACACACTGACCCGTAGCAAAGATCGTAAGGTAACCAATGCAGTCTCACCTAATGGTAAGACTGCCACTATTGCTAATGCTTTTGGCCTTCCCGCCGGTTCATCATATTCATGTCCTGACGCCACAGACTTTTGCTCCAAGATCTGTTATGCAGGCAAGTTGGAAAAGATCTACAAGGGTGTCAAGGATGTTCTGACTCGTAATTTTGACATGCTCAAGGATGCCACGCTAGATGAAATGACTGTCCTATTGGACCTCATGATCGCTGAATTTGTTAAAGATTGTGATAAGCGGGATGCACCTAAGTTATTCCGTATCCATTGGGACGGTGACTTCTTTAGCCCCACCTATGCTACCGCGTGGTCAAAGACTGTTCGCGCATATCCCGATGTTCAATTCTGGGTTTATACTCGCGTTGCTCCTGCCGCGCTATTCTTGCATAATCTTTCACTAGATAATCTGTCATTGTACTTTAGTGCTGACCCTGACAATATTGAGGCGGCACGCCTACTTGAATCTAAGGGTATCAATATTGCTTATGTAGATACATCTTTTGCTAATGGTAAAGAACAATTCCCTAATGCTACCCGCTGCCCCGAGAACAATAAGGCAATTCCTCTAATCAACGAAAAGGGATCAGCCTGCGCTCGTTGTGGCCTATGCGTTAATGGTCGTAAGTCTGTTCTATTCTCAACTACTAAAAAATAGGGAGGCATAATGCCTAAATATAATGTCATCTATTCCGTCGCAGATACATATGAGACAACTATCGAAGTTGATAACCCCGACTATTTTGAAGAATATCTAAACGAACATTCATGGGAA